CTTCTAAAATATCAATCACTGTTCTTACTGCTATTAGTTTATCTTCTAAGTCTAAAAGGGCTCTACTTTTTTTGTTTTTCATATTTATTACCTACAATTTCAAAATCATCTTCTGTTAAACTATCGTCATCAAAAGGAAAAAAACCAGCTTTATTTTCACTCCAGCTAACTAAATATCTATTGCCATTTTGTTCTACCCAATCAAATTCATAAATCTCTTTTCCTTTTTTGTCTTTAACGCCTGTGTATTGCATTAGTTCATAATCATTATCTTGTAACCATTTATGAAAATAGTCAGCCTTTTCTATTCCATAGTGCATCTTCCCATTAAAATTAAATGATTTGTCTGGTTTTTCCCAAGCTCTATATTTGTGTATCATATATTTATTGTGTGATCCAATCTAAAAGATAGCCAATAATTAATATTACTCCAACAACTACAACCACTATAATTATTCCCCATGCCACCAAGCGTATCATCTCAAGTATTAGATCTATCATAGATTTCCTGTTAAACTTTTAAACTTCTTTATCAATTCTTCATACTCCCATCTTTTAAACTGTTTTGTCCCTTTATCCTTCTCTTTCAATTCTTTAATAACTTTCTTTCCATATTTCTTTAACATTCTAGGATAGTATTCAATCATATTGCTTTTTAATGGTATATTGCAACGATAACATTGAGAGTGGACATTTCTAAGGTCAAAAATAACTACATTGTGCCTACCTTGTATAAAGTGTCCTGCTTGTAAGTCTTTAAAACGACATATCTTATCACAAGTAAAGCAGTTGCCTATATCTACTACACCTGATGTTTTTACACAGTCTCTAGTTCTAACATAAATACTAAGCCATTTTAAAGCTAATTTTTTCATAGCTTTCATGCTCTTTAACTTACTCTTTTTTGGAAACTTTGCTTTCATACTCCTTACGCTTAAATGTTGGTAACTCTAAATAATCAATATAGACTATAGCACCTTTTTTAAGTTGATACTTTTCATAAATCCCCTCATCTAAATATCTTGTTAAGGTTGACATACTTACCCCTAGTATTTTACTAGCTTCTTGTTTTCTTACTAATTTCATAATAGTTTTTTAAGTAATTTATTAACCATAATCTTATCTCCTTTAAATACTTTATTTCCAAATCTTTCAGTTTGCTTAAAATCATCTATAATCACTTCCATAAGCTCTCGTAAAAACTTGATCTCTCCTTTTGTTAGTTTCATAAAAATTTCAAATAACTTCCATCTGTATAGGCTGCCCAATGATGTTTGCCAGCTCCCTTATTATATAGTATCTTTGCTATTTCTAAATTATTGTCAGGATTTCTTAACCATGCAATTCTACCCTCTTTTGTTTCATTGTGAGAAGTTGGTATTTTATCTTTATGCACAGATTCGTGAATTTGCATAATCCCATGACAGCACCAACTTGACGCTTCATTTCTTAATCCACTTTCCCCTTTTGCAACAGCTAACATAAGTTCAGGTTCTTTTGGAAAAGTAGCTTTAATCTTATCTTCAATGGTATCAGGTAGCCTATCCTCTGCAAAAACCTCAGGAACAGACGCTTTATGCTTGTTTTTAATAGTGTCTGTCTGTGTTTCAGACACAGGAGTTATTACAATTTTCTCAAAAGGACTTCTTATCCTATAATTTGAGAAAAACCACCCTATAATACCTGTCCATAGTCCTAATATTACTGCTGTTATTATTATCTTTTTTTTCATATTATTTTTTTGTTTTATAATTTTTAATAAATTCATCCAGGTCTTTTTTTGAAACACGATAACCCTTACCAAGTTTAATAGCGTTTAACTTGCCACTTTTTATATAGTTTAAGACTGTCTGCCAATGAATTTGTAATATTTCTGCTACTTGTTGAATTGTCCAAAAAGAATGTTTTTTCATAAATTTATTTTTTAACTTTTAATTTTGAATAATGTCTAAACTTTATTTTTCCTTTAGGTTGTTGATATATAGGTTCTCTTACAGTTTTAGTCCCAATTCTAAATAATGTTATTTCCTTTAAGCTTATTAAAAGTCCTAAAAATTCTCCTGTGCCATATTCTGAATCAAAATCATAATGTCTGCTAATCACAGGAATTTTAATCGTTAAATATCTAGGAGCTTTAACTTTCTTATAGCCAACAACTTTACCCAAAAAAGACATTCCTATCATTGATTTTAAAAAGACTTTATCATAATAATTTGCTAATACATTTTCTGTTTTTATCATATTTTTAATATCAGTCTAACTCCTAACATTATTCCAATTTCGTTTGTTTTTAAAAAATCAGAGTAAAAAATTGGAAGATTATATGATGGCATAAATTTTTCATCATCCATTAATTCTAACTTTTTTTTGCTATTAACATATTTTATCGGCATTTCTGAAAACTTTTTAACAAGACAATAAAACAAATGGATATGTAATCCATGTTTATTTTTAAAATGTCTTTTACAAAACTTACAATTCATGTTGTTTTTTTAACTTCCAACTCCTTCATACTTATCCTATCCGGATAAATCATATTCTTAGGTTTAGGATTAGGGTTTTCTTTTAACCAAATTTGTCTTGTCATTTCAAAAAAGTCAAACAGTCTATTTAGGTCGTCCTTTGGCTCATGTAGTTTCCAACCCTCACCTTGAATAGCTCCATTTTTGCCTGCACCTCTTGTACTTGCTTTTAAGTGTAAGATTCCAAATCTATCAATTTTGTATATAGGAAATGATTTATTCCAAAGTCTAGCGTATGAAGCAATTTGAAGTTCGTGAGATTTATAAACTCCGCTACCGCTTTTCCAATCTATTAACCAAGTTTCGCCCTTAATCTTTCCTATAAAGTCAATAGTTCCACCATATCCTAGTTTTGGATCAACTAGACTTACTTCAAAGTTGATAACTTCAGGCTTATATGTTTTATAGAAATCATAGAATCTCATTAGCATCTTCCATTGTAAGAGAGTATATTGAGCTTCTCCTTTTTCATCAGCCCAATTTATATCTTTCCCATCTAAAAAGTCTTGAATAGCATTATGTATTAAAGTTCCTTGCTCTCCTGCTTCTTTTAAGACTTGTTCAGCATTACTCCCCATGTCTTTTAACCATTTATAATAACCGTATCCTTTTGGGTAAACATCAAGAATTGTAGTGGATGAAGGGTAATACTCTTTTGTTTTTTCATCAAAGTAAAATCGTTCATCTAGGAAAGTAACTGTTTTTATTTTTTCATTATGTATTGTTTTCATATATATTATTTACCTCCTTCTTTTTCTTTAGGTACATACTTTTCAAAGTCATGCCAAAAGTAACCTTTTGCTTTATATACTCCTAGTTTACTGCGACCTCCACAAATACATTTTACGTTTATATAAGTGTTGCCTTCTTTGTCTTTATTAGTAGTAAAATAGAATTTGTCTCTATCGTTATTCTTACAAAGGTTACATTCTCGTCTAGGATTAGACAAGACAATTATTTTATGTAAAGTCTGCATTTCCTCTTGCTCCTCTACTTCAAATTGGTAACTTACTCCTCCAAGTTGTAAATTCGCTTTTGCTTTCATATTATTGTTTTAAATTTTTAATTTTTTTTATTCTATACTTAGAATCACTTGGACTTCTTCTCCATATACTTAATTTAAGATAATCAACTAATACAGAAATCTTATCATAAAGGTCGTTTATAAGACTTTTATGTAGTTCAGCGTTATCTTCTAAATCCTCTATTCTTATTTCTAATTTTCTATATTTATTATTAAACATATATTTAAAATGGTAAAACTTTTAATTTCTTTAATATTTTCATTACTCTGTTAATTCTCTCCAGGTCTTCTAGATTTGCTCTATTCATTAACCCGCCAAGTATGTAATATAACTCTGCTGCAAGTGCCCATTCTTTTGTATCTTTAGTTTTTGTCATAATGGTTTAATAATTTATAATATTATTTGTTACTATTTGGTTTCATATTATACTATGTGTTATTGTTTGTCAAGTGATAATGTATTTATTCTTCAAATAAGTCTAATTGACAAGGTTTTTTATTATAATTTTTTATAATAATTTCTTTTTTAATTTCTAAAGGTTCAAATTTATAATTTTTCTTCCTTTTATCTTCTTCCTTCATCCATTTTTTAAAATCTTTAGCGTTTCCCATATTTCTTTTTAATACTTTTAAAAAGGATCCCTTTTTTAATCATTCGTTTTAATATCTTTCCAACTGACTCAAAACTATGTTTATTCATCTTCTTTCCTTTCTTCTGTATCATAAAATCTAAACTCATCTTTCTTAAACATAACAGAATATGTTTTTATATCATTATTACTAAATGTCCAACCATTTCTATTTTTTAATAAATCAATTCGTATTGTTGATAACTTATAATCTAAACCAAATTCATCATCTCCCTTATTTTTCCATAAAGAGACTACAACATCAGCGTCTTGTTCTAATGCTCCTGACTCTTTTAAGTCTGCAAGATTAGGTTGATTACCTTCTGCCTTTCTTGAAAATTGAGAGGCACAAACAAAAGGAATATTAAATTTTGTTGCCATTTTCTTTATATCAGATGAAATATTTGTTACCCTTTCATACATATCTCTTGTTTTTATTTTAGGTTGAAGAAGTTGAATATAGTCAACTAAAACCATATCAAAATCAGTAGCTTTTTTTTGTATCTCAGACTCAATAGTCTGCATATCTCCTGTAATTAAAATATTAAAGCTCTCTGGAATTATATTTGGCGGATAAGTCATTAGAATTCTTTTTATAATCATTTCCTCAGACATTTCAATAGAAACAAATAAAACTTTTTTCCCTTTTTCTGCATTTTTAAGTCCTATGTATTGTAAAAAAGACGACTTACCAATAGAAGGACGACCCGCAACTATAATATATTGCCCTTTTTGTAACCCTCCTGTTGCCTTATCAAGCAATGACAATCCATAAGTTGTAGATGTAGCCTTTTTGTCTTTTTGTAATTTAAAAGCTAACGCTCTAATATCTTCCCCACTTAACCATCTTGAATTTCCCTTTTTATAGATCTGTTCTAATCGTTCTCTTAATACGTCAATATCAAGCTCGTTTATTTGACTATTATGAATTTGGATCTTAACTGATATTTCTTTTAATGAATTAACTCGTTCTTCAAATATCTTTTTATCGGGAATAATGGTCATTCCCATATTGTCTTCAGACAAAGCAGTTAAACAGACTTCTTTTGCTTGTTTGGTTAAGCTAAGAACTGCTGTATAATCTATATATTTATCTTCATCTTTTAGCTTTTTAATTGCTTTAAAAACATCTTGAAAATGAGAAAAGTCTATATTAGATAAAGTAAACAATATATCTGTCCATTTAGGAGTAAATATTGTTGAGTAAAGTATTTGAGCTTCAAGTATTTCTGTATCCATATTTATATTGTAAACGGCGACGCCGAACTTATAACAGAGTTAATATTGCGATAAAAATGACCAATGTTCCAACCAGACTTAGTTTGCCAAGTATCCCAATTTATATACCACTTAATATATGTTTTTAAGTTTTTAAGTGGATATGTTTTTAAAAGATCTGCCATGTTTATGTAATCGGGTTTAAAGGGCTTGTATGGTTTGTTAAATCTTCTATTAAAAGTATCTGTAAAGAATAAAACTAACTCCGCTTGCGGAGTATTATCTTTTGTATAAGTTTCTTTTGTAATAGTATCTTTTGTATGTATACTTTTCTTTACTAGTTGAGTCTTATTTTGTTTACTAGTGAGTCTTATTTTGTTTACTAGTCTAGTTTTCTTTACTAGTGGTTTCCATTTAGTAAAATCTTTGTTTATGTGATAGGAAGCTCTAACACCTAGTATACTTTTCTTTACTAGTAAATTATTCTTTACTAGTTGTTTTATTTCTTTACAAACAGAAGCTCTGCTTTTAGATAGATATTTTTCAAATTGAGTTAGACTTATCCAATCTTCCTTTTTCTTAAATCCCCAAGTTTTTCTAATAACTAAAAGCATTATTTGATATTGAGTAGCATTTAATCTTTGTTTAATAAGAGCCATTAATATATCATTCTCTTCTTTACCAGAGGCTATTTGTATAAAGCCTTTCTCAAGTTGTGGAGTTTTGTTTTTCATCTTGTAATTCATCTAAGATTCTCTTGATCTTTGGTATATAATCAAGGTAACTTGTAATAATTTCTTTTGCTTCATCTTCACCAACTTCATCAACATTGTATCTGTGCTCCATTTTAGAAATGGTCCAAGAAATTTGTTGAAGTGTTTTTAGTGAGTTTCTAATTCTTAGTAATTTTGTAAAGTATTTCATCGTTAGTATTCATCTAATTTTTAATAATCGCCGATATTCCTTATGCTGTAAAAGAAAGCAAGACAGCAATACTATAAAAGCGGAAACAATCTTGCGTTCTCTTACAACAAGTGTAAGAGAATATTAAAGTCTTTTAGAACTTTAGCATAATCACTATTTTAATTTAAACAGATTGCAAATTGAATGTCAAGCGTATTATTTGACAAAAGAGAATTTACTGTATAGAATGGTATCAAGATGCCTACTAAAAAACTTGCAAATAAAGCTCCTCCCATAAAATATATTCCTGAAATTATTTATCCTAAAATAAGAGAATACTTATCTATGTGTGGTAAAGAACAAACAACCCTACCAAGCATTGAGGGTTTAGCCCTTCATCTTGATGTAAACCCTGATACAATTAATGATTGGTCTAAAAAATATCCTGAACTATCCGTGTACATAAAAAAGGTAGCAACAAAACAAAGACAGCAATTAATGGATGATGGAATGTATGGGGGGAAAGAAGTTAATGCTTCAATGGCTATATTTTTACTAAAAGCAATACATAAATTCAGAGACAGTCCACAAGTAGCTATACAATTTAATAGTTTTGTAGATAGTCAAAAGAATGAGCAAATACCATGATTACATTAAACTAATTCCTAAGTATTTTCAGATAGTTGATAAAACTCAACAGACAGTAGACTTTACATTAAATAAGACTCAGACAGATTTTGTAGAAAACATGGGTGAGAAGAATCTTATTTTAAAAGCAAGACAGTTAGGATTTTCTTCAGTAATCTTAGCAATACTTACATTAAGATTTCTATTTAAAGAAAACCAAAGGTGTGTAGTAGTTGCACATGAAACAGGAGCAACACAAAAACTATTAGATAGAGTAAAGTTTTATATAAAAGCAATGGAGCAGAAGTTTAAAATCAAAGTACCTCTCAAATATAATTCTCGGTCAGAAATGGTTAATGAAGGAATGAACTCTACATTTTATATAGGAACAGCAGGATCAAGAAGTTTTGGACGTGGTGATACATTAACAGCATTAGCGTTTTCTGAGTATGCTTTCTTTGTTGACCCTGAGATAATGCTATCAGGAGTATTACAAGCATTAGTTCCTGGAGGACTTCTTTTTGTAGAGAGTACAGCAAACGGATTTAATTTCTTCAAGACTCTATGGGATGAAGCAGAAGAACGTGGATTTAAAAAGAATTTCTATTCATCTGTTTGGGGATATAGTAAAGAATATTTAGATAAGAAGAAAAAAGAATTAAAAAGACTTTATCCTCAAGAATATCCATCAACTGCATTACAAGCCTTCTTAACTTCAGGAGACCCATATTTTGACAAAGAAGCATTACAGCATTATTTAGAGAATGTAAAAGAACCTATAAGTTTACAATTTAAACTATGAAAACAGTAAGATTACATAACCCTATAACTAAGACTTATTATAAGGTAAGACGTAAATCTATATTAAATAAGAAAAAGAAGACTTGTAATCACAATTTTGAGTCAGACCTTTATGAAAATGGCAAGGAATTAGTATTTATTTCTAAGTGTAAGAAATGTGGAAGAAAAGAAATAGAATCTTGTAAGTTAGATAAAATTTTTAACTTTGTGGCACATGTAAACCTTATAGCATATCTAGCTGGAAAATGTGAACCAAAGACGAATTAAAATTGAATAAATAATATGAACGATTGGAGACAATACAGAAAACTAGAGAATAATGAATTTATATTAGTTGGTGTAGATACATCAGCAGGTGCAGGAGATTATACAACAGCAGTCTTTATATCAAAGACTAAGATTGATGTACCATTAGTATATAGAAGTAAGAAAACAGCAACAGAATTAACAAATCAGTTAGTTATAGTTTTAGAACAAATACACGACATTACAAACAAAAAACCTATAGTAGCTTATGAGAGAAACAATGGCGGTAGTTTTGAAATGGATAGACTAGCGGCACTTAACAGATTAAATAAATACGATATATTTAAAATGCCTAACTTTGGGAGACTTGACCCACCCGAATCTGTTAAATACGGATGGTCAACTAATACTTCAACAAGACCTACAATGTTACAGGACTTGAAAAATATAGTAGACAATAAAGGAATAAGAATTTATGATGAAGATATTATAAATGAAATGTACTCTTTTATAGTAATGCAGACATCATCAAGTTGGAAGGCACAAGCTGAAAAGTATGCGTTTGACGACCTTATATTTGGAGCAGCTATAGCATGGCAGTTATACCAACAAGCAAGAGAGCCTGATGATAGTGTAGATGATGAGTTACCTCAAGAGAGAGATTTGAATACACCATTTTATTAATATGATATATACAGTAAACATAAGCTCTCATAACAAACAACCTCATCTTGACATTGAAGAAGAAATACAAAAGGTTAAGACAGGTCTGTTTACTTTTGTTATAAGAGTAGTAGACACTAATATAGTTGATATAGTTTATTTATCCTATGAGTCCTTTAAACCCAAAAAACCTTGATTTCCATTTTATATTAGAAAAAGAGGTTAAACAAATAAAGTATGGACAGATGACATTCAATGTAGTGTTAAAAGATGGTAAGGTGCTTGTTGACACACTAACTATAACAAGAAGCAGAAGGAAAAAGTATCATATTAAGTAATGGTACTTGACAAAGAGATATGGTATGTGTTAATCTGATAGAGATTGGGTGTGCAATTAAAATGTTTGCCTAGGTCAGAAATGACTTGGGCTTTTTTTTATGGCTAAAAAGAAACTAACTTACAAAAGAGGAAAACTTGCTGAACAAATACAATCACGTTATCAAGTTTCCTTTGACTCACTTGTTGAAAAAAGAGCTTTATGGACAGAAGCAGAAAATATATTCTCCAATAAACTAGCTGATGGAATATCCTCAAAAACTAAGAGTCAGGTAATTGATCCTAAACTATCTACAATGATATTAGAAAGAGAAGCAAGAGTTATGAATAAGTTTGCTACAGGTAAGTTTAAGCCAATTTCAGGAGATGATATAGCTTCTTCTTCTATTATGAACTTGATAATGGACAAATATATACTTAAACAAGCTAATGCTCAATTTTCTATGCTTACTAAACTTCGTATGATGCTTAGATACTCAAATATTTACGGAAATATGTTTGCAATGACTGATTGGGATGTTTCAAAGAATGGGTATATAGGACCAGACTTATGGTTACTTGGAATAAGAGACGTATTTCCTCAAGTTGGTTCTGTTTCAATAGAAGACTCCGACTATATAATAGTAAGAACATGGAAAACTCTGGAATATTTTAAGAATTTACCAAAAGACGGGAATTTTAAGAATGTAGACAAGATAATTGAAAGGCTAGAAGACTCATCAGGAGATAAAATGAGACGAGATACAGAAAATAAGAGCGTAAGAGAGGACCAGTTTGGTTCAAATGCTCAAAACGCTATGCAAAAGGGTTATTTTGAAGTATTATCACAATATGAACGTGATAGATGGGTTGACTATGTACCAACTGCTAGTCTTGAATTTAGAGATACTAAAAATCCTAACAAAGATGGAGAACTTCCAGTAGTTTGTAAATATTCAATTCCACTACTTGATGACTTTATGGGAATGGGAGATATGGAACGTGGAAAACCTATGCAATATACATTAAACTCTCTTTGGAATCTATACTTAGACGCTGTTAAGATTTCAATATTTCCTCCTACTATTTTAAACAAAGACAATATCATAGCTTCAACAATTAAATGGGGAGCAGGTGCTAAATGGATGGTAAGAGGTAGTGTTCAAAATGCTGTTCAACAGGTAGCAGTTAGTCCTAGAGGAACTGAGGCATTTCAAACTACATACCAAACAGTTGTGGCTTCACTTCTTAATATGTTTGGTACTTCAGATACTTCAACTACAAGTCAAACTGATCCAGGATTCGGTAAAACTCCTCTTGCATTAAAAATGCAAAGTCAGAGAGAAAGTGCAAAAGATAATACAGACAGATTTTATATGGAATTGACTTATTCTCAGATAATGAAAAAGTTTGCAAATATGTGGAGTAAGAAACAACCTAAACAACTTGTACTTAGAATGTTTAGGCGAGAACTTGAAGATTTGAAAAAACTATATCCTGAAGTTGAGAATATGTATGATGAAGAAACAGGTAAATTAACTCTTGATAAGAGTATAACAGGTTCAACTTTATTTGATTATGAAATAGTAGCAGGTTCAACATACGCTATTGACGAGGAAAAACAGTTACTTTCATTAAAAGAAATGTTTGCAATCTTAACTCAAAACTTGCAATTTGGACAAGATGGGCGTGTAACCTCTCCTATTTTAGCTAAGATGGAGTCTGAAGGGACTACAGTTAGAATAGGTGAAATGTTTACAAGAATTATTGCAGGAAGTGGAATACAAGATTGGACAAAGATAGTAGTTGATAGTAAAGACCAACAGCAAACAAGAGAAGTAACACCTGAAGAACAACAATCAATGGATGCAGACCAAGAACAGTTTTTGAAAGTAGTACAAGGGACACAACCACAACAAGAAGGTCAAATGAATCAAGGTCAGATAAACCAAGTTCCAGCACAATAATATGGATGAAGCAATAAAACCAGATGTTTTTGCAGACTTTAGGAATGTTGAAGTTCCAACAAAAACTAAAGAAAAGAAAGACCCTGAAGATATAGCTTTAGGTCGTTTAGCAGGACATGATGGTTGGAAGGTATTAGAAGAATATATTAATAGTTTACAAAAAGGAATAAGAGATTTAGCCAATCAAGTTATGAGTGAAGGCAAGAGTTTTGAAGATGTTGGCAAAGTTACTGTAGTTAGTAATTTAGCTTGTGAGAAGTTAGAACAAGTTAAAGAAAGAGTATATGACAGTAAAGAAGCCATCACAGGAAAATGAGCACCTTAACAATGGAGAACAAGAAGGAGAAATACTTGATTTTACTAAACCTGATTTTACCTTTATACCAAAAGGGAATCACGAGTTTAGACAAGAAGGACCATACTTAGTTTGTTACTCATGCCAACTTAAACACGCTGTATATATAGGAATGAATAAAATGATGGTTGGCATAGATAAGACAGGTATGCCAATCTTAAAGAATAGAGAGTTTAAATAAGCAAGTATGAATGTTTATTTGAGTTCTTTATTGACGGATAAAGAATCAAAGGTTCTGCGACCTTAAAACGCTGATTATAAGTTCAAAAACCTATATGGATAATGAACAAAAGGCGGAAAAAGATGCTGCGGAAAAAAGCAGCGTTACTGAATCGCCAACAGTAGAACCAAAAGTTGTACCAGAGGTTGAAGAACCAAAATCTGAGGAATCTGACGTAGAGACTAAAGATGAGGAACAACAGCCAAAGGTAGAGGAGAGTCCAAAGTTAAAACCCGTTGAAAAACGGATTCATAAGCTTGTTGGAGAGAGGGATAAACAGAAAGCAGAGAACGAGTCTCTGGTTAAACAGGTGGAGGACTTGACTGACGAGTTATCTCAAGGTCAATCCCCACAGGAAAATGGTCCTACCATAGAACCAGGAGCAGAGGTTTCTCAAGAACAATATAAAGCTGATGTTGTGAAAACAGCACAGAGTATTGCTCAGCTTGAAGTTCAAAAAGCTAATGTTATTAATAAAATAAATAGGGAAGCAAACGAATCAATGCAAGAATTTCCCGAACTTAATCCAAAGAGTAAAGTGTTTGACGCGGAGCTCTCTGAATCTATTACTGAATCTGTTAAGGCACAGATTCAAGTGAATCCATTTGGTTCTGTAAAGAAACTGGTAACTCGCTTGATGAAACCTTATAAGCGTTCAGTTGAAAGACAAGTAGCTGAGTCTACTGAGGACATTGCAAAGCAAGTCTCAGAAGGTGCTCAGCGACCTAGCAATGTCAAAGTGAAAGACAAAGCTTTTGACGAGCTTTCATTAGAAGAAATGGAAGATAGGCTAGGGGTTATGAATTAGTAAATAGATTAAGGGGGTGAAATATATATGGCATTTACAAGAGAAAACACAAGTGCAAACTTAGCTCAAGAAGTCAGTACATATTACGAGAAGGTCTTTTTAGCAAGAGCTGAATATCAGCTAGTAGCTAAAGAGGGTGGCCAAATAAGGACACACGCATCTGGTGAAGGAAAAACAATTAACTTTACTAGATATACACCTTTGACAGTAAACATGGCTTCAGGATTAATTACAGAGAGTTGTAACCCACTATTGTGTTCAATTACCGCATCAACCATTTCAATGGGACTATGCGAATATGGTTTGACAGTTCAAACCACTAAATTCCTATCAACAGTCTCCATAGATAAAAATATGGCAGAGAAGATAGCTTTAGTTGGACAACACATGGGTGAATACTTGAACAAATTAGTTCTAACAGAGTTAGACAACGGAACTGCAGCTTTTGCAAACAGTAAGAATACCTCCACATACGCAGCCTCTGATACCTTTGCAGCTTCAATGATAAGGGACATAACACAAACTTTAGAATTGAACAAAGCAATGGAGTATCAAGATGGTTACTTTATGGGGAAAGTTCCTCCTCAAGCAAAATATCAGTTACTTGGAGATAGTGTATGGATTAATGCTAAAACCTACTCTGATGTAAAAGACCTTTACAAAGGAGAGATGGGAGAACTGTATCAAGTAAGATGGCTTCTTAACAAGGATCACACATCCGCAGTTGGAGACGCTTCTGAAGCATCAGTTGTAGCAGCATTTAATACTTATATTCATGGTGCTGAGAGTTTCGGTTGTTACGATCTTTCAGGCGACAAACCAAGACTTTACATTCTACCTAACCTAGTGGACTCAGGTTCACCAGCAGGAAGGATTAGTAAAATATCTTGGGCAGGTTCTTATGCGACAAAAATACTCAATAGTGATTGGGTAATCGTAGCTAAAACCCCCGCGAGTTGACGATAATGTTGACTTAGGGTATTGTCTGTGTTATACTAGGGGGTATATGAATAATATATCCCCAGATAACACTAAAAGATGTTTATTATGTAAAAGAAAGTTTTTTAAAAGAACTAATGAAAGCGTGAAAGATTGGGCAAGACACAAATTTTGTTCAAGAAAATGTGGAAATGATTCAAGAAAAGGTAAACCCTTTTTTGATAGTACAGGAATACCAAGTTGGAATAAAGGGAGAACAGGTTATATGTCAAAAGAGGGAAGAAAAAGAATAGGAGAGTCAACAAGACGCACTTTAAAAAATCTAACCAAAGAACAAGTAAGAGATAGAATAAATAAAACAGTTAAAACAAGAAAAGCAAGAAATAATTATAAGGGGCAATTAGGGAAAACTAAGGAGCAAATTTATGCTTGGAAGGGAGATAAAGCAAGTTATAGTTCCAAACATAAATGGATACAAAAGCATTGGATTAAAACTGGAATATGTGAGAATTGCGGAGTTAGTCCAAAGCCTTATGGAAGAAGAAAGTTTGGGACTGAGTGGCACAGTATAGATAACAAATATAATAGAGAAGATAGGACAACTTGGATGGAAGTTTGTAAAAAGTGTCATTTTAAATTAGATAAAGAATTATGATAGATACAGGCAGACATCACGACATTAAGGAGCTTGATAATTTACTTAATAGAACTTCTGATGTAGGAAGAAGGCATAGTATTATGGAATCTATTAAGAAGATTAGCAATGAATCAGGATTAGTAAGAAGTATGAGAGAGAGTTTAATTAAAGCACATAGAGACGGAAATGTAGATGAGATTAAGAATATACACAATTTTATTAAAGGAAAAGAAAAATATGGACAATAGTGTTTATAGAAAACCTGAAGAACCTGTAGCTCAGCCTCAATCTCAACCTGTAAAGATAGGAGATAAGGCGGGGACACAGGATGTAAAGGTAGAAGTTCCCTATACGGAATATGAAAAGGAGAATAATCAACCTTATATGGTAGAACACTTTAAGTTAGGAGATAGTTGGAAAGATAAGTTAGGCGGGTTTGAGAAAGAAGTCGGACTGATAGAAGATTATTTCAAAGGACAGATTGAACAAGGAAAGCTGAAAAATGAGATAGGGGCAGTAAAGGAGAAGTTGAGTAAGATTTTTAAGTTATGCAATATAGATAAGACTGAAAGGGCAACAATGCAGATTGAAAAGCTAACAGCATATCTTGAGTTTTTAAAGAAAACAGAAAATATAGATTTAAACAATTATAAATATAGATAAATATGTCAAGAATATCAGAACAAACAATTTTAGAAAAGGTTTATGATAAGGTTTATAAAGCTTTAAGCGTACAAGGCTATGGGTTTGATGGTGTAAGTCTACAAAGATTAACAGCAGACGCTTTAGCAATTAAAGTAACTGTTTCAGGAGACCTTACATATATTGGTATTGCAGCCCCTGGAACAGCAGAAGCAACAGCTAAGTGGCAATGTAAAAAAGTAGATGAAAGTGGAGCAAATGACACTATTATAACTTGGGCTGATGGGGATGGTGACTTTGACAATGCGTCAACAGACATGACAAGCCTTTCATACTCTTAACATGGCAGTTTCATTTGATAAACTACTAGGTAAACCATTACTACATAATCACTCGGGGTATGTAAGTACAACAGGTGATACCATGACAGGATTATTAACCTTATCAGGTGCTCCAACTGCCGACCTTCACGCTGCCACTAAAAAATATGTTGATGATACGGCAGGTTCAGGAGGGGGAGCAAGTACAGCATTAGACAATTTAGCTTCTGTTGATATTAATGCTTCGCTTCTTGTTGATACTGATTCTGCTTATGATTTAGGTTCATCTGTAAAATACTGGGCAAATGCTTATTTAGATAAAATCTATCTTGACGCAGATTCAACTATCATAAATACTGATGTTGACGCATGGAACGCTCACTTGACAAATGATGGTAGCGACCATTCGTTTATAGACCAAAGTGTAGTTAGTGGTGCAACTCCTACTTTTACTGGAACAAACTTTACAGGAATAGATATTTCAGCAGGAACTAATTTAGCAGTTACTTCTCCTATTGTTTTAACTGATGATACTTTAAGTTTAGACCAATCAGCAGTTGACCATGGTACTATTGGCGGGTTATCAGATGATGACCACACACAATACATATTACATTCTTTAGCTGCTGCTGCAAATGACTTTTTAGTTGCTTCAGGAGCGAACACTTATGTCAAAAAAACATTAGCTGAAACAGGAACTATTTTAGAAGGAGATATTGACCATGGAAATCTTCAAGGACTATCTACTGGAGCAGATCATTCATACATTGACCAATCTGTAGTTAGTGGTGCAACTCCTACTTTTACAGGGACTAATATTACAGGAGTACCAGCAGCAAGTATTTTAGCAGGAACATTTGGAACAGGTGCTTATGTATTTGATAATGCAATAAGTGGAATAACAACTTTAGGAATGGGTGGAAATTTAACTAATTATGAAGCAGTAAATGATGCAAGTCCAGAAATAAGGATAGGAAGTGCTGACGCTAATGAAGGGCATATTCAAGCAGTTTATGATAGTGGTGCACAAACATTAGATTATTTGGAAATTAAGACTGATTCAGCAGGAGAAGGAGATATTGTGTTAAGTCCTGCTGGCAACGTCGGCATCGGGACGACGGCGCCAACTTACAAGTTAGATGTCAGTTCTCCGACGAGTGATGTTGGCACTAAAGATGTCCAAAGATGGGGGCTGTTAGGACAAGAAGCTAATTACAATCTTCAGTATCAACAAGTGGTTGCGGCTGGTCTTATCAAGCACGTCTTCAACGTCACGAATGGAGGTACCCCATATGATAATAATTTGGTTTTAGACCGCGGCAACGTCGGCATCGGGGGGACAGTTCCTTCAGCTAAACTAAGTTTTGGAAATTATTACATAAACACTGCAACGCCGACAGCTGACCAACAGACAAGCCATATAAGATTGTATGACGCTGGCGATGGGAATACAAATTATGGAATAGGAGTTAGCACTCAAGCTTTAAATATTGCTGCTAATCAAAACACTGGAACAATTAGACTTTATACTAATTCAAGTGAGAGGGTAAGAATAGCAAACACCGGCTACGTCGGCATCGGGACTACGAGTCCCGCAAATCCATTGGCAGTTAATAGAAGTGCCGATGGCGTGATAGTAGACTTTGAGTCAGCAGACACAGTAGAGGGTAATGTATCAATTTCGGGTAACACTACTTCTTATAATGCCTTTGTTGGTTCTCACTACACCCAATTAAAAGACGAACAAAGTGAACCGCCAGTAGGTGCAGTTGTAGTTAGCACGGGTGAAATTATCCCCTGTGAACACAGTAAGGAAGAAATAAAAGAAGTGTTGGTTGAAAAAGACGCTTTTGAGGAGATAACTATTCCATCAATAGAAGCTAAAGAACCTGTAATCAAATTAGAATATTATATAGAAGATGGCGAAGTATTGAATAAAGAGATAATTACTCCAGTTGTTGATGCAGAGGAAGTTAGAATTGAAACAAGGCTTAAAGAAAATCATAGATTAGATAAGGAAACTGGCAAAATATACAGAAAAGATATATCGCTTAAAGTACAAGATGTTTCCAAAAAAGAATACTTTACCTATGTTGATACTACTACAACCAAGGGAGATAAAAGAGCCTATGGAGTTTGGTTTGGCAAGATGAGTGACGACGCCAAGGGAATGAGTTTTGGACAAGACAATAAGCCAGTTTATTTAATAGCTCAGGTGGGATTTTTTAAGATAAGAGTAACCGACACGAACGGCAATATCGAGAATGGAGATTATCTTGAAACCTCAGAAAGACCAATGGAAGCTCAAAAGCAAACCTCATCGGCAAGGTTAAATTCTACTGTGGCAAAGGCATTGGTAACGGTAGATTGGACAAAAGAAAAAGTTGATACCAAATTAAACTACAAATGGAAGTTGATATCTTGCACTTTTTAAGGTATGAAAATTAAAAGTTTGTGCTTATTTATAGATAGTGTATAATAAATATATATTAATAAAAGGCAGGTGAATAAATGTGAAACCACTAGAAGCACTAAATATATTAGATAAAGCAGTTAGTCAACTTTCAGCAAGGAGAGAAGTTCATGTAGGGTTACAACAAGCAATAACAGTATTAAGAGATGCTATTAGTCCTAAGCCAGAAGCTATTAAACCAAAAGAAGAAAAAGCTAATTGACAAAATAATATTACTATGATATAGTTTTTCAACTATCAATAAATAGTTAAATACTATGAAGATTGTTGTAATTGGAACAGGTTTCTTAGGAAACAGTTTAATTAAAAAACTCAAAAGCTTAAAACATAATGTTAAGGTTTATCACCATGACGATAAAATAAACATCAAAAAAGCTGACTACATATTTTATTTAGCTTCATACGGAAATCACTATCATCAAAAAGAACAAGACAAGATTTATAAAGCTAATTTATTTGACTATATTAAACTTCTTAGAGAGACTGTTAATATCCCTTACAAAGCATTATTCTACTTTTCTACTTCTTCAGTAGTTCTTCCCATTCAGACTGATTATTCAGACTCTAAGTTTATGGGAGAGATTATGAGTAAGAAATTCTTTAAAAAGTATAAGAAACCTATTACCTGCATTCGTCCTTTCTCTATTTATGGAGAAGATGAGGCTGATTTTAGGTTTATTCCTACAGCTATTTCAAATGTAAAGCAAGGTAAAGATATGCCTATAACAGAAGGGTGGCACGATTGGATATATATTGATGACTTTATTGACGCAGTAATTTGTTTAATGGATAACTCTCACAAGTTTATAGGCAAGTCTTTTCCTATTGGAACAGGGAAAAGAACAAGTAATCACGAAGTTGCAAATTTAGTAATGAAAATATTGGATAAGAAAGTAAAATTAGTTGAATCAGACAAAGTCAAAAGACCTTATGACACTAAGTATTGGGTTGCTGATATAACTCAGTTAAAGTCATTAGGTTGGAAACCAAAGTATAGTATTGAAAAGGGATTAAAAAGAGTTATAGAAAAACTATGAACAAACTTGAAAGAAGAATAATTGATATAAGTTATAAACATCATTTATCGCATATTAGTAGCTGTTTAGCTACAGTAAACACTTTAGATAAGATTTATTCTATAAAAAAGAAGAACGAACCTTTTATCCTTTCAAATGGTCATGCAGGTTTAGCACTATATGTTGTTTTAGAAAAGTACGAAAAACAAGATGCTGAGAAGCTTTGGGAAAAGCACGGAACACACCCAAATAGAGATATGAAAGATGGAATATGGGCTTCTACAGGCTCATTAGGACATGGAATAGGCATAGCTGTTGGTATGGCACTTTCAAACAGAGAAAGACTTGTTTATGTAACTATTTCAGATGGAGAGTGTGCAGAGGGTTCAGTTTGGGAAGCTTTAGCTATTGCTCGTAAATTTCAGATTGAAAACTTGAGAGTCGCTCTTATTGCTAATGGATTTTCAGCTTATGATGTAGTTGATATAGAAGACCTTGATTTAAGGATTAACTCGTTCTATCCAACAATGTTAATTAGAACTAATATGTTTGCTTATCCTGGCTTTTTACAAGGAATAGAAGGACATTACAAAGTTTTAAGTAAAGAAGACTATGAGGAGGTAATAAAATGATAGGAACAGAAGATAGTTTAGGAAATTATTATGATAGAACTTTTTTAAAATTTATGAAAGAACTTCCTCATATACCAACATTATCAAAAAGTCCAGAAGAAGTAAAAAAAGAAGTAATTGAAGAATATGTAAAGTGGCTTAATCCTAAAAAGAAAAAGAAAAGAAAAAAGAAAGTAAAGACCTGTAAGCATGAGTGGATGTTTATTAAAGAAACTCCTGGATTCGCAAATGAAGATAAAAGCCTTATTGGAGCTACATATTTCTATTTTTATTGTATATATTGTTGTAAAGTTATAAAAGTACAAGCATGAAAAAAACAAAACTACAGAAAATAACTAATACACTTTCAAAAGCAACTATGGGATATGTTAATAAATTCTTACTAGAAGATTTGATGTCATCTTCTTCTTTTTTAACTGGTGAAGTTATTGCCTATAAGAAAGTTAAAGTTCCTAGATATTTAAGAATTAAAATTCCTGTGATTAGCAGACATTATGATTTTGATTCAGAATATGGCACAGGAGAATTTCTAGGACTTTTAATAAGCTTAAAGGAAATAACATTATTTAGAATTGGAACTACAACTGTAATAGAGCCTATATATAAGAAGCCTAAAGGAAAAATAAAATTTAATCGTCATACAAAATTAAAAGTAAAACCATGAGAAGAACATTTAAGTCTGAACTATACAAACAGATGACACTAGATAAAGATATTGTTGTTATTGTAATGGATTTAGGATTTGGAATGTTTGATGCAATTAAAAAAGACTATTCAAGTAGGTTTTTCAATGTAGGAGCAAGTGAACAAGCAGGAATGGATATTGCTGTTGGAATGGCACTCTCTGGTAAAAAGCCTTTTGTTTATTCAATAACTCCTTTCTTGATTTACCGCCCTTTTGAAACTTTAAGAACATATATACACAATGAGGATATTCCTGTAAGACTTGTTGCTGCAGGGCGTGGTGAAGATTATGAAATAGATGGTATAAGTCATCAAAGTAATGATGTTAGAAAAATACTTGATTGTTTGCCAGATATTGAACAACACTTTCCTATGGACAAGAAAGAGATACCTAATTTAGTTAGTAAAATGGTTAAAGTTAATACAGCACAATTTATAAGTTTAAGACGATAATATGTTGACGGTAGTGATACCAATGG